ATGAATTTTAATGTTGAATTGAAGATTAGAGTTGATGATATAGGGGTAATCCAGTTTAACGAATTTAAAGGAAAACAAAAGCTAGTAGAGCGTATACATAAATGGATTTATGAGGTTCATAAACAATACGGTTATAGGGAAATTGTAATTGAAAAAATAATAGTAAACAATGAGGATAAAACAAATGAATTAGCCCCTACTCAATAAAAGTAAGGGCTTAAAATTAATAAGCGTGATACTGACCAAACTGACCTGTAATATATGCCAGGTCATCTTTGAAAATTACTTCCCAATAACCCGACTTGCTCTTTTCCCCTCTGACTGATCCGGTTACCTGAATCGTTTTGCCTTTTGCAATCGTTCCAAGGTTTTTAGATGTTACTCGATCTGGCCTATCCTGAATGATAGCAGCTGACTGCACGTTGACAATCTCGATTTCTCCAATCGCTCTCGGGTTAGTCTTTGGGTTAGATGCATGCTTGGATTTGGGCTTGGATGAAGCGCCATCCACCTTCACGTACTTTTCAGCTGCAGTAACATAATATTTATGTCCACGGGAGTTCTTTACTTCGTACATGCAACCCCCTTCTACCCTAAGCTTCCTTACAATTGTCGGGAATCCATATCCGTATTTCAACATGCCAGCAAGATATCGATTGTTGAAAGTAGGCTTGCTGTAGAAGTCGAGCCCCTCTGTTCCCCTGTAGATGCTTTGAACACGTTTACCAACAACATTGCTTGATACATACTCGCCCTTCACTTCTGTCTTAGGCGGTTTAACAGTTTTTACAGGTTCTTTTCCGTTAGAAGGTACACAGGGTATTCCAAAGAATGAGCAAATGCCCTGTGCTTGCTCTCTGGCACACTCGCGTTGATAATCCTCATCGATCATCAGTAGAGCTTCCCTTTTATTGTCCATAAACCCGTTTTCGATTAATATGGCAGCCCGATTAAATTCACGCGTCATATGGAGATTTTGCTCAATGATTCCGCGGTATTTCTGTTTCGTGCCTTGCTTTAAATACTTGGCCACATGCTCTGCAAGTTCACGACCATTCTTTGCTCCAGGATAGATGTGAATGGACATTCCTTCCGGATCTTTACCCGGACCGTCAAACTCACCATCAAGAGCGTTAAAGTGATTGGACACCAATGCATCTGCTCCCATGGTGTTTGCCAGGTTAGTCCTCATAATCAGTGGTGTATCATAGTCAGTCGGTGCGGTGAGGAGTGTTCTGAAGCCGCAGCGTTCAAGTTCTTCTTTTAGAAAATAAGTAACAGCCTCATTAAATTCATTTTCTCTAATTTGTCTGCCTAGTGATTTGATATATGGTGTACGTTTCCCAGCTGTTCTGAGCCCGTGGCCGTCATCTAGGGCAATTAAATAATCTGCTGCTTTTCTCATTTAAATCTCTCCCTTATTTTTGATATAAGAAAAAGCCCTCCTAAAGGAGAGCCTTATTTATCACTTGGTTTTACATATGATCTTGCTCTGTCGCTATCTCCAATCCCTTTAACGGTCGGATCAGTTACTGCATTAAATACTGACCATAGGGTGATTGCCAACAAATAAGGGTTGGTAAACGCCTTTATGAAAAGGTCTCTGACGGATGACCAAGATGTTAGGTCCTCCATGGCCAATCCTTGATAAGCCAATAAGGGCAGAAATAGAGCTCCCAATACCTGCAGTATAAACGTCTTGTTTAAAAACCTGATTTTCCAGTTGATCAATGGAATCACTCCTTATTTTTGAATAAAGCCATAAAAAATAGCAATCGCTCCCCCAATGACTCCAGAACTGATTGCTGTTATGATTGCACCTGTAATTTTTCTTTTAATCCAGGTGGTATTTTCATCAATCTTATTTAATGTTTTGTTAAGAGTGGTGATTTGCTCCTCATGCCGAGTTGTTGTGCTTTTAAGATCGCTAACTTCTTTTTCTAGAATCTTAATATCACTTTTCATTTCCACTATATCTTTTTCATAGTGATTCATGTTCGGTGCCTCCTCTGTTTGCTGCAACGGAAACGCCCCCTCTTTTTATTTTTCATTTGGACCGGACCACCTCCTTCAAACAAAATAAAAAACCCCTACACTGTCGGGTAAGGTTCTCCTACAATTTCCTCATATTGTACTTGGGTGATTTTTTCACACTCCACAGCTGTGGCCACTTGCTCTTTTGACCAGAACATCGGATACCAGCCTTTAATATATTTGTACCAATCCATCTCACACCACCCCTTTCGTCATCAGGTCATAAATGAGATCTGCCTGCTGCTGCTGACTTTCCTGGAGAGCAGCAGTCGTGGTCATGACTTCGAATGCCAGTTCAGCATTCTGAGCTTGCAGACGATCTACTTCTTGCGGCAGACTTGTGTCTGCCTTAAGATTGCCTTGTTGGATTTTCGGGCTCAGCTTCATCTGGTACCACCCCCGGTTCTACATTTTCTTTTCGGATGACAGGAAAGATCCGGATTTCTTGCTTTAACACATCCACCCAAAGGTGTTTGTGAATTAACCGATTAGTTCCTTCATAAACCGGAAATCCATCAATTGCCTGTATGAGCTCATATGTGTACTCACCTACACTATCTACAATGAACAAGGCATACACTGATTCAGTTCCTTCTGCGATGTCGAAAGTAACCTCTGGAAGCTCATGCCTTCCGGTTTTATCCACAAAAGCCCCGGCAGCCAAATGGATTTCAGAGTCCAAATACTCCACCTCTAACCCTTCCGTCCACTTTCCTGTATTTTCACATGCCTGTGTGACGATTTCCATCTAATCTCCTCCTTTACGATGGCTCATAAACAACCATCAAGTTAATGTCGATTGATATCCCACTTCGGTCACGGTTGGCCGGGTTGCCCAGGTATACATCGAAACCCGTGGCGCTTACATTGTATACCCGTGCATTGAAATACGTTGAGTTACCGTTATAAGGTTGAGCCATCACCCAAAAGATATTTTCAGCACCACTGAATGAAAAACTCAACGGTCCAAAGTAATTGCTTGAGGATGATCCAGCGGTAATTTTCGTACGGCCGAACCAAGTCACCAGGTTACCATCAAGTGATCCATGCACGTTTGTAAGTTCAGGTTCAAGCTTTGCTCCTATTGCTGCAAATGAGCCACTTGACTTGGACTTTAATAACGTCTTCATTGGCAGGTACGCTCGGTCAGTGAACATTTCGAAGTAGTCCCATCCGGCATCATAGGTATCGGATCGGAACATTAACTTACTTGCACCTGTACCGGAACCTGTGTACTGCCAAACCTCGAATCCTGTGCGATGGGTGTTAGCCGGTGATAAGTTGTCACGACCGGTAAGAAGGAGGACATTGGACCAACGAGTACCACTGGAGTCAGTGTAGTTGTTGACGCGCATTTCAGGTACATGCCCGTTAGCCGTACCGCCTTCGTACGTTGATTTCAAGGACAACGCACCGTCGTCGTAGCCGGGACGATTGGCTCCGTATAAGCTAGTGGAGCGCTTATCGTAATCTAATTTTAACCAGTTCTTCGCAGTCCCGTCTGAAGACCGGAATCCAAGAACTAAGTGGCTAATGTAACTATGAATGTCAAGTCCAGGGTCGCCGTCAGTAATATCATAGCCATCACGCATGTTACCTACGAGACTACCGGTTTGATCATAAATTCTAAGACCGTCTTCGTCTGCCCGGAGAACCGGTACCCCGTTACGGTATGACTGTAGCACACCGTCATTTAAGATAACTTTACTACCATTGCCATTATCTGAACTTACTTTTCCATCAAACGTTCCACTGGCCCCAACAAGCTCTCCAGCAAACTTGATGTTTCCGGAAGTGTCAAAGTAAAGAACGTTCTGCCAAGCATGATTAGTTGAAGCTCTTCTCTGGATAACGTAACCCAGAGTTGAATTAGATACTGTTCGAACCAAACCGTCCCCTCTGGCAGTTACAAAACCATCTTGATTTGTAATGCTTACTCCGTTATACGTTTGGCCTTTCATCACAGCGTTTTGATCAGCATAATCTTCTGCATCAGCTAAGGCATCTAGGTATGCTGCTTCTGAAACTGCATCTGCATGCCCTTTAGCATTTTGCTCTGCGTCTTCAGCTCTTTCGTAGGCATTGTCCGCTTTTTCTGTCGCTGTTCCATCCATATCCACACTAACTTCATAGACTGAATATCCAGAAGGAATGTTTCCACTGGTCCAATCGACACCTACCCAACCGGTTGTTTGGACGTTTTCAGTAATATAACAATGCGAACTAGTAGGATATCTGCTTGTGTTTACATAAACTTCAAGATATACATCATCATAAGTTGTGTTTGTTAAAATCCTGGCTTTACTAAAAGGAATAGATGAACTATATCGTGAAGAAGAAATAACAGATATCTTGGGATTATTATTGTAATTTACAGTTGCTTCAAAACTAACGGTTTGATGGTTACCAGAAGTTCGATCGACGAGAATAAACTTCGCATACGCTCGGCTGCCTTTGTTGACGGCAATTCGATACCAGCCTCCTGAACTTAGTGCATTGTGATAATAATAATTGTTACCGATGGTAGAAAACTTGTCCGAGAAGTTGGTGTTATCGTTGATTTCATTTGGCCCGATCGGTCCTTCCGGGCCCTGCGGTCCACGTTCCCCTTTGATTTTCACCCAATTATACTCGCTTGGATCATTACTATCTGCAGAAGAAAAATCGGTATACGTACCGATATACAATTTATTAGTAGAATCAGAGGTAGAGAACCCCGATGTCCCTGTGGAATCATTCGCCCAAGCTGTATGAAAAAACGGGGTACGACCGTCGTCTCCCGGCTCGCCCGGGATTCCCTGCTCTCCATCAAAAACATTTGTAATGGTAATCCTTCCGATTGAGAGAAGTGAATCTTGAATGACATCTACAGTAAACGTCGCTTTCTCATCAATGTCCGCTGCAGAAACGATGAGGTTTTTCCCGCTATAGTTAAAACCCGATACTGGAATACCGTCTTTATCCCGCTTGTTCCAAACGTAAGTATAATTCGCTCCGTCCTCATCTACTTCTTGGCCAGATAGAAATACCCTGGCTTTTAAAGTAGTAGTTCCGGATCCATTTTTGAAAACTTCTCCGGCACTGGACACCACCGTTGTGACTAACATTCGGGCGAACTTTTTCCTGATTTGATCTTGAATGGAGTTCCAAATGGATTTAACCTCTGCCTCGGTGTATTCAATGTAGTCACCCAGAATGACTTTCTTTTTAGTTTTTTGCGTGATCGATCGTTCTTGGGTATGCACCCGGGCTTCCAGATAAAGAGGAGGATTGAACTTTTCGTCTTTAATTTTGATTATGTCACCGAACCGGATCTTTTGATTCTCGAGTCCTGGCACATGCTCTAAGTCTGTGATTGTCGATTCATATTCCACCATATCCTTAACGCGCTTTTCCAGCTCGTTTTCGGTTAACGCGGTCAGTCTTTCTTCGGTCATGTCCTGATCGGTCGACTGTGGCTCATATGGTTCGATTAAATGCTTCCCGTTCCTTCCCCATCGAGCAAGGGCTTCCTTATCCTCCACCAGGACTTCAAGCCGCGTCCCGTCTTCCCTCTCAGGTCCGAGACCGAGGAGAGCCGTTACCACTTCATCTTTTTCCCGCCGTTTCACTTCGATTAGGTCTTTACCGAAAGTAGCTTCTCTTCCATTCCAATCCCCTACTCTTTCAACCATATCGACATACCGTCCAGTGACTCGATTGCCTTCCGTTTCGATACGAAAAGCAAGTTCTAATCCAAATGTATTGGCAATGCGCTTCAACAGACTGAAAGGATTCGTGTGAGTTTCTATGACAATTTCTTTCGCACCTGCATACGCAATATTCCCGACCTGGTATTCCGTGCCTGATATGGCAAACTGAACATGATTTTCTGCTGAACCGGTCAATGATGTGGGGCTGATTACTATAGCCTTTTTCAGTTCAAGATAACTTGCTGTAGTATAAACTTCGCTTAGCAAACCCTCTCTGGATCGATACTTTAATGTTTCATTGATGATTAGTTCAACGAATCGATTCTCTTCATCCGGTATGATGACCCTTTTCCGTTTGGTAAGGTGGGAGGAGAACGGCTTATCGGCAAAGGTTGTAAAATCAAATGTCTCCAGGTTATCTTTTAACGATTTCCTGTGTTTGTTGGACAGAATATTTTTTGTCGTAATGATATCTAAAATCTGATCAGTCTGATGATCTAAAATATGGATCTGCGTCATATTCTACCCTCCTTACTTGTATGACTCTCTATAAGTACCGGAAACATTAAAAGAATTGCTTGGATGGACGATTATCTGATTCTCACCTTTTTTCAACATAAAATAAGATGCCCCAAAGTCTTTATAACTTTTGGCATCTTCTCCGTTGATTAGTATTTCTTCATTTTTATGATCAAATGTAATTTTATCTCCTACATCTGCAATGATCGGAATCTCGTCATCTTGTAAACTATTAATCCGCCAAACTTTAAGGTTGTATATATTCATCCGCGTTGCTTCTGTATTCGGCCACTTTCGAAAGACCACCTGAATTTTGGCTATCTTATCTTCAAATATACCTTCAACAGGGGGAATATAGTGTTGCTGCTGGACATAAACCCTCTTCCCATTTACAATCTTAGCGAAGTAGAACCACCACCGGTTTCCTCGACGCTGCAACTTCATCAATCCGTAAAAGTTGTTCCAATTCTTAATGTTACCTGGGGCAGCTGTGTTTATTGGAAAGCGTTGATATTCGTCATACCCCAGTTGAACTCTCCCGTGTATTCGGTCTGACCCTGGAAAGGAATCAGACATATGGATACGGGCAACTTGGCGGTCAAGAGCATCTAATAGATACACTTCCACCATCCCCGTCCCCCAGCCGACATTATTATTCCGAAGGATACAATCCATTTCAAAATCTTGAACTTCTTCAGGAAGAGATTTTACAAGCCCTGGCCCCTGCCACTTTTCGGGAGCTACAGATGTCCCGAAGCTTTTTGGCCTAAAGCTTCCTCCATCTGTTTCAATCTCTCCACGAATATATCCATTAGTCACTGTTGTAGCAGCAGCCCAGCCGGTCAATGTATTCATCAAGTCGGCAAGGATGAGAGTGTATTCTTCTTTAGGGGTACTCTCCACAGGAGCCGGCCGGCCAATCATCATATATTCATCGAATTGATTCTGAATCATGGCAAATGTGATCGGCGCCAGGACTTCCAATTCAAAAACAGGATTGGACTCTGCAGATCCCGATGTATTGATGACTGCGGAGTCACCAGCAAAAACAATTGGTTTTTCGGGACCATACTTCTTAGGGTCAGAGCATAGAAATGTCAGAGTCCCTATCAAACTATTACTGTTTTCTTCTGGTAGCTCATTCACTGAAAGGGAAGCATAATAGACAACATCCTCATCTGTAAAGGAGAGTTCCTTCTTAGATCCATCTAACAGACTATTCAATAGGGTGGTCCGTCTTCTGAAACCCTCGTTTGACTTGTCACTTATCTTATACTTAACCGTAATTTCTCTTTCTCCCGTACTGTGTTCGTTAGATTCCATAAGTCCATCCATACCAGGCACTTCAAACATATTAATGCGGTTCGTTAGGTTAGCTCTTCCGGATACAGTCAATGTTGTGAAGCTTCCTTTATCATCGCTTAACGCTGAATCAAAATTAATGCCGTTAAACACCGTTTGGATAGACAAAGAGGTACTTTGTGTACCCCGTTCTGTCAAGTTTACAAATCCGTACATAAAGTACCTCCTATCTAAAACTATTTAGGGTATCAAGCTCCCTTGTTTGCACCTCTGTGATATCATCAACAAAAGTTTGGTATGTTTCCCGGCCCATCTGTAAGTAGATATAGGCTGGTTGTTTGTTATTCACATTGACTTCTGCGTTAACTGCGCTGCTGACTTGAGCAGTGCTGCTTCTTTTCAGACCCTTTAAACTTGACCGGATACTTGCTGAGTTTACTGACAAATCAGGATCAAAAGCTGTCCTGACACCACTTGCAAGTTTAGCAGTCGCACGTACTAGAGGAGACTTAGCTTTTTCAATTGATGTCCGAATTGGACCTTTAAAGTCCATTCTATGAATATCACTCAAAGGTCCGCGCTTGGCAGGAGAGAATGGCCAGAAGTCCCGGACTGCCCCGACAATGTTTTCAACCTTGCTAAGTATCTTTCCTTTCATTGCAGCTAAACCATCGATTGCACTCTGGATAATCGCTTTCCCTGATTCATAAAGATCGATACTTTTGAAAAAATCAGTGATGTTCCCTAATATATTTTCAACAAGGTTCTCCATGTTACCAAGCTGATTCCTCACAGCACTGACCATCCCCTCAAAATCTCCAGTTAACAGAGCTACCAAGAAATTTAGAGCATTTTTAAACGTGCTTTTAATAAAGGACCAGACTGCCTTGATATTAGACAATGCCATTTGCATGTAGCTTTTGACCGCGTTTTGTAGCTGGCTGAATTTATCGGAAACCCATGAATGGATTTTCGAGGCGATATCCCTTATCCACGACCAAACGGCCGACCAGATTTTTAAGGTCCATTTCTTCACCTTGTCCCAGTTGGCAATGATCAACACAACCAGCGCAATCACCGCAGCAGTCACCCATCCAATCGGGCCAAGCGCGATAAACCAGGCAGCAGCCATCCTTGCAGCATGAAACAAAGCTTGGACACCCATCCATGCCCATTTGGCAACGAAAACTGCTGAAGTTGCTATCATTTTAGCTATTGCAATGGCCATCTTCTGACCGGTAGCCAGTGTCCATGCAGCAGCCACCTTCGCCCCGTGAACGATTGTATTCCCATCCAAGTCCATCGAGCAATGAAAATGACCGATTGAGCTATAAATTTCGCGACCGTAGTTACCATTTGGACAACAAACTGTCCTAATGATTTAATCATCATCGAGATTCCGGTGACCAATTTCGCTCGCATCATGCCTGTCTTAAGCCATATAAATGTCGCCATTCCTCCGAAGGCTGTTTTCACAAGAATGATAAGTGGAGTTAATGAAATCAATACACCAGAAAGTGATAGCATCCAACTAATCACCTGACCAATTAACGGATAGGTTTTCATCATTTCTGATGACCAACTTAAGAATCCATTCACTAGATCAAGAATCTTGGATCCCAGTGGAGCCATACCTACACCTAGTTGGATTAAAAAATCAGTAAGGTTCCCAATCAACGCCATAACCTTTGGCCCGTTTTCTCTCACATACTTGATTAAGTTTTGAAATCCTTTTGATTCTTCTAATTTTGCTGACCATGCTGCGAACCTCTCAGTTAAACCAACCAGCCCACCTTGCATATCCTGCGATAGAGGAGTGAATGCGACCATTAAATTCATGATTCCTTGCATGACATTAAAAAATGATTTCCCCATTGCTTCCATCGATGGACCAACATTTTCATTCAGGAATTTAATGAAGTCTTTGAACTCTTTAGTCTCCATAGATGAACTAAAACTTTTAGAAAGTGAATCGACCGCCTTAATTGTTCCATCAAAAGCAGGCTTTAATCTTTCTAACAGAGACTGAAGCTGACTTAGACTCCGGACGAAAATGTCCATCACCGGCTTCTCAAACTGCTTTGTGAATTTACCCCAGAACTTGCTGAATTTCTGAACAGCTTTCAATCCTCGTTGCTGCTCTTTAGATAAACTAGCCTGGGCTTGCTCGATCTCTTTTAAGATTTCAGCACGTTTTTCTAAATCAGTCGTATTAGCAAGCTCTTCACGTAAGTCTTTAATCGTTTTATTTGCTTCAAACACATCGTTTAAAGCTGACGTCGCTACACTCCCAAACAAGATCGCTCCGGTGCCGGCCGCGGCAAAAGAAGTGACTAAACCTCCAAGAGCCCCAGTTAAACTTGCAATGATTGGTACTAAAGCAGGTAATGCTGCTAATAACCCACCACCAATGAAGTTCCCCGTTACTATTCCAACAGAGCTGATTGTTTTGGCAATCCGATCGATTCTCCCTTGGAACTTATCCACTCTTGCCTCCACTCGCACAATGATTTTTTCTCGAGCGAGTGCTTTAGCCTTTGCACTTAAATTATTGATTTTCCTGTAGAAGCTTACGGTATCAGCATCCACTTCTTTTTCAGCTTTTTTCCTGGTGAATCGGTCCATCAATTTCTTTGCAACTTTGATGTTTCGTTTTAAAGGTTTAATGTCAGCCTTTAATGTTGTATCTTCTGCAGATTCAGATTCTTGTTTAAATCGTTTTGTAACATCCCTGGCTTTTTGAATTGCATTTCTGAATTTTGTGATGTTGGCTTTCAGTTCTGCTTCTACTGAGTAATTGGACATTTAGTCACCCCTTTCTCAAATTTCTTTGTAGGGCAATTTGGGCAGGAGATAAATCCTTCGATGTTTTTTCAATAGACTTCCCTGAAGCTAATTCATCGTCCACTGCTTTCAGCACAGACTCGTAATCAAAGAAATCCTTGAACTCTTTAAAGGCATACTCCTCTTTCGGTTTCTTTTCTGTTCCTTTGTTAATCTTTGCTTCTGCATTGCGAATGAGGAAAGCTAATTTATGCAGCTTATACTCCTCATCGATTTCCTTATATTCCTGTGCATATCGCTTATAATGAAACTCGGTCAATGTCATCTCTTCCACATCCACCAACCGTTCCATCCTCAGCTTTCGCATTGAATAGATAACCACTTCGTCGTAGGTTAACCCTCTATTGTCTTGCTCGCTTCCTTCACGACTTTCCCCTTTTGATACTCTTCTGGAACGAGCTTTCGGGTCATAGGTTGCTTTCCCAACTCATACATGACTTGCTCTGCGAACTCATCCAGCCCTTCGTTTTCAGCAATATCATTCAAGATTGATTCAAAGTCCTCTTCTGTCTTAGGCTTTTTCTTATCGTGAGCAGTAGCTGCCTGAATCAATTTATACAAACAAATGATATTTCCCGACTGCAGGCCAGGTACCAACATTGTTTCAAGCCCTTGTCCGAGACTTACATTTTCTACTTCTAACCCTAATGAACGATCGATTGTCGTTAATGTCCGAAGTCCAAATGATAGTTCGATGTCTCTTCCGTTAAATGTGATATGCAAAATCTATTCCTCCTCAAATTGTCAAAATAAAAAAGAGGGGGTTCTTCCCCTCTTCGTCCGTCTTATGCTTCTGGAGGTGTACCCAGTCCATCATCAGCAACATCGTCCGCCAGCACGTCATGAAAGACGTATCCTAATGTTTCAATGTCTGCCTCCGGAAGGCTGACACGTCCTTTCTGCCTTTTGAACTGAGTAACAAACGTTCCACTTACCTCTGGATCATCCTCTGCAGGATTCGTTGTTTCCCATTCCGTGATGTAGCCTTGTCGGTATTCAGCTCCAAATGTGAAAGTACCTGGATTAACCTCATCCTCTACTTTATCCGCCAAATCCACTTCCCACATTTCTACTGGATAGTCATCCACAATGGAATCACTTAGCATTGTAAATGTAGGATCCGTTTCAGCCTGAAGTGCCGAGATACTTACTTCATCTTCAAGTGCTCCAGAGCCTGATACGCTGCCATCCTTCGTGACGGTTGATTCCCGGTCGCGGGAATAAGACTTTGAGTGTTCGGTTTGAAACACAAGCTTTGCACCCTCTGCAGCCTCACCGAGTTTCCGAAAATAGAGCACTTTGTGTACTCCTTTTGCTATGTTGGCCATGCTACTACCTCCTTATTAGGTAATTCTGTATTCTGCCTGGATCACTCCATGCAACAGATTGTCAGTCGTTGTATTATCAAAGATTTCATTTGAATCAAGAGAGACCAGCCTCACGTAGTAATTATCGAGTTGTGCCAGCCTTCGCAAGGCCATTTCGAGATTATAAATCATTTCGGCAAAGTGGACTCGATTATTGGCCATCTCCCAAACATGAATGGTTTGCGATAGATTACCGGTGATCACTTGTTTGTTATTTATGACATCAGAACCTACCTGTCCAGCTACATGCACAAATGGATAAGGAACTTCCTCGTCTTTCCCTGGAAGATAATCGTATGTGTTATATCCCAGATTAAGAGAGTTATTGAATACTGCATTGAACAGTTGAATTTTTGGTGACTTCATCTACTCACCTACTTTACAAGTCTATTTAAATCATCAAGGAACTGCTTTTTCTGATTGTAGAATCCAGGAAAGATGAATGGTTGTGCATCCATGAACCTTGTTCCGAATTCCAGGTAGCCGGAGTGTTCGGATTTACTGATTGTTTTACCGACAAGATTACTAACTATCTTCGTTTCAATGTTTCTCTTGGTGTAGCCAGTTTGATAACCTTGAGTAAATTCAGCGTTCTTAACTACCTTCTGAGTCATTTCAATGGTGTTGTTCTTCACGATTGTCCCGACATCACCTTCAATCTCCCTATCCATCCGGTCAAGCTTTGCAAGCAAGGCGTCCAATCCATCTAAGTCCACTCGCTCACCCCTTCCAAAAACAAAACGCTCTCAGACCTGTATGGCACATGCCGGAGAACGTTGTATTTATTACCGTTAATGACAGCTTTATCAACTTCATGTTTATATGGTCTCTGTAGCCTCACAGTGGTGATTTGCTTGTCTAAGGAACCGAATATAACTTTCACTCTTTCCAAGCTGATTGGAGAAGTGTTGCAGGATAATGTAACACCCTCATCCACCTCAACAACTGTCTTTCCGACAGAAGGATCATAAGCCCTGCCTAAAACTTTATGAAGTGTTACCCGATCGGAGTATCTCATCAGAAGAACATTACCTTTCCTGCAGTCTCGGTTTTAGGAATATACGTTTCTAAGATAGACTGATAGGGTTTAAAGTCGTCTTCTGTAAATGAAACGGACCTTCCCTCGATGGATTCTGACTTCATTCCTTCACTACCAATCTTGTTATACCGGTTCACGACCAGCTCCTCAACAATGAACATTAACTCCTCTGGTATCGCTGTCATCCCAGCATTTTGTTTTAACCAGACCAATAATCTAGCTTCTACATTTGCAATCAATCTATCAATCTGGCTGTCTTGAAGGTCATCTTGAACGCCTACTATAATCTTGACGTTTTCTTTAATCGTCATTCAATCACTTCAATTCTGCTTCTGCAGCAATTGCTTCTTCTTTACCCTGAATTTTTTCTCCGTTAGACAGCACATACCAAGGGCCGCCTGTATGCTTCGGAAATTCACTTTCTTCAGGAGATTGATTTGATCCTTCAGGCTCTTGGTCGGCTTCTTCTGACTCCACTCCCAGTTGCTCAATCAATGGCTTCCCGACTTTATTTTCTGTGCTTAATAATTCCGCGATCCGTTCCTTGCTCACTTTACCCTTCGCAGGGAAGGTATCTCCCTTACGATAAACACGGTGATCATCTTCTATATCCCTGAAAGCTCGTATCACTTTGTAAGGCATTCCTAATCATCCTCTCTTTGATAAATGGTTTTTACGCTGCTGGGGCAGGACCTGGGACTAATTTGGCGAAGGCTTCATCTTTAATGATCATCAAACCGACATCCATAGTGGCACGCAGGGCAACCATCTCCTGCTCAAACAAGTTGATAGGTGAGCCATCCGCGTTGGTAATGGTCGACAGTTGAGCTTCCTCTGAAATTGCATAATCAATGTTAAAAGGAATACCATAACGCAATTGATCAAAATCACCTGCGTAAAGAGTACCTTTTGAAAGATTAGCAGATTTCAAATCTACTGCCGGCAGCCCATCAATCGTGTTGTTTGAACGATCATACAATGATTGTAATGTTCCATTTTCAGCTTTTTGTGCATTGCGTAAGGCAGTATGGTTTTGCACTTTGGATATCCATGCATTGGGCTCTACATCATTCTCAAAAAGCTCATCTTCTACTGCCAGGATATTGTCGTAAGTGATCCCGTCATAAACGATGTTTTCTGCTGCTGTTACAGATTGTTCAATCGATTGAGTGAATGGGTTTGCTACATTCAGGATTCCTGCTTCATCAAACTTCTTATAGAATGCCTCTGCAATCTTTGGACGCATGATTTCAAAGAAATTTGAAACCCTGTACTGTAAATACTCCCGCGAAACTGGTAGAATGACAGCCAGTTTCTTTGCCGTCATCTTGACTTGCAGCAAGGTAGGTTTTGAAGTTTGAATCTTCTCGGTCTCACCCACCCAGTAAGCCCCTGGTCCTTCAGCAAAGTATTCGAAAGTCTTTTCCTTGCCCGTCATTTCCTCATAAACGCCCAGCTGCATGATCTTGGAGTTTTCCATTACATCATTCAAAATCATTGTGTTGTACTTATCCGGAATCGTCCCATCTTTGGCTTCGTGAACCATTACGTTATCTGGGCTAAATGTTTGTGCGAAAAATTGTATATCCAGTTTTAAAAGTTTTGGCATATTTGATTCTCTCCTCTTATTTAATAATTCTGTTCTTCCTGGCCATTTCTGCTTTTGAAGTATTGCTGCTGTTGTTTAGTTTTGAACCGCCTGTTTCAGGAGGATCCTGACGAAGCTTTTCCTTCACTGCATTATTAACTGCAGCATCGAATTCCTTTTTGATACTTGACACTGCTTCCTTGATTTTCTCGTTATCCTCAAGCATGATAAGAGATTCAGCAAACGCAGCCGGCAGTCCCTCATCTTTCAAGTCTGTTTCTACTTCAGAACAAAGCTGCTTGGTGTTTAGTTCACGCTCTCGCTTATCAAGTGCTTCGAGTCGCTTCTTAAATTCAGCATCTTCTCTTTCTTTCTGAGTCATCTTTGCATATTGTTCTGCATCCTTTTTGGCATCGGCAATTTTTTGATCGAGCTGTTCTTCCCACTCTTTCTGTTTCTTCTCCAGTGCCTTTGCAAGCTTTCGATCTGACTCAGCTTCAATTTTCTTTTGAAGTTCCTCAGCAGAAAGCTCTATCTTTGCCGGTGGATCGCTTGGTGGATCATCGGGATTCTGCGGATCCTTTGGTGGATCATTCGGCTCGGAAAAATACTGCAGATTTAGTTTTAAAGGTTCAAACTGTTTCTTGAAGGCTGCTGGATTAAACACATTAATTGGTCCTGTCACTTTCATTTCCTCCTAACCCATGAACACGTAACAACACGCAGGTGCCCATCGTTAACGTCCTCACACGTTTTTAGTCAAAACAAATAAGCCTGTTTATAACGTCTGGTGCTTAAAGACGCGCTCACTAAATTTCTTATAAGGTGTATTTATCTTTCACGCTTGCGAAAAATTCCTCTCTCCAGTCTCCCAAAATAAGAGCCGTTGAACTCCTACAGAACGGATGCATGGGTGGTGCATTGATGCCTGGCTTCATTTCCTTCACCTTGAATTTTTTCTTATTCAAGAGTTTACATTTCTTTGTGGTCTTCCCATCCATTACAGCAACATATTCATATTCAGCTTCCTCATCATCAGAAACAGCCTGGTAAGATAACTTTTGGGCTTCCACCTGGACCCTGGCAGTCTCAGTAATCAATAACCTCTTTGCTTCAAATGAACTGACATCAAATCGTTCTCGGATTTTTTTGATGTACCTATTTGGATGGACACCACGGACGATTGCACTGTTGATAATAACGTCCAATTCTTCTCTTAGAGCTTCCATGTCTCCCCATATCCTTGAAGACCAATTGGCCCCATAAAAAGAAGCTCCAACAATCGATTTAAGAGTTGGAGTGGTGATTGCCATGTTGACTCCTAAGATCCCGGCTTGCCTCAATACTTCAGATATTCCAGCTTGCTCCAGATAATCTTGGAAAGTCTTTTCTTGCTCATTCGTCATTGATACCAGGTGAGCATTTAAATACATCATGAGAAGCTCCTGACGGTTAATCCGCATCTTTGTATTGTAGGTGAAGAGTTCCTTATTCGCTTTCGGGGAGAAGTCCTTCTCCCTCACATATCGTGCAGCTGTTCTTTCAAATGATTGGACATCAAATTCGGACACCCTCTTCTTAGCTTCGGCTAAAGAGATCGTATTCTTTTCTGCGTACCGGGAATAAAAGGCATTGATTTCTTTTTCTACCTCGCTAAGAGCATGATCGATGATCCCTTTTAATTTTCTTGATACCTCTTCATCTTTCATTTGTTCACGCTTGATGTTGTCTCTTTCCCGTTTCACCCAGTAACTCTCTTCTTCTGGCATCTACCACACCTCAATTCCTCATGTACTCGGAGGACATCGATTGTCTATGTTTGGCCCTTTCACTTGTAATTCTCTTTTCTTCCTCTTCTGGATTTTCAACTATCATTGGAATGATCTTCAGTTTCGTTTCTTGGGACAGCTCTCCTCCAAGTGCATTGAACATGTCCACTGCCTCTCTGGTGCTCTTAGGGAGGTTTGGGGTGAATTTATAGGTTAACCCCTCAAACTCGCCTTTATCGGCTTCACTTGCCAAGTGCATGACATTGTTTATCAACTTGTAACGACGATTGAGCGATCGTTTGAATAACCGTTCTTTGTTGATCCGGATTTGTTCCAGACCGAATAACTTGTACTTCATCGCTTCACCGGTTTGCTGGCCGGCAAAGTTCTCATCATTCAGATCCGGAGTATTTGTGAATTTATGAATGTCTGTTTGCAGCCTTCCTTTATATGCCTCACTGCCTGACACATCATACTGTTTATAAATATAGTCGGCTTCCACCCGGCCCTCAGCCCCGTCAGCGTTTTGAGTGGGCTTCAGGAAAATGATATTTGCCTCTTTCATCTTCTTTGCTTCCCCAGCATCCAGTTCAACATTCCCGAGAATCTTGAGCATTGCATCATTCAGATCTGTCATATAGTTTGCCGTATCAGACTGTGCTGCATCATATAAATCAATCAAGTCTAGGACATTTTCGAAGTCCCCCTGGCGGAAGCGATTGTTACTGTGTTCATTGATCGGGACTTCCCCGAACGGATGGTCAACCTCTCTTTCAAGTGTCAGATTGTAGTCACCCATATTTGAAGTGAAATACGTATAGATTTTCTTGTCTGTATAAAGAATGACTTTAATCTTTCTTTGGCCACCATAACCAACCGAGAAGTACCTGACCCCAGCTATCACGTTCTTCTCAATCGTAGTGTCATAGATTAAGAAAGTTTCTAAGGGTGAAGACAGATATACCTTGGTCTGGTCCTGCTGGTTTCGATGAATCAGTTCGTATGCCCGGCCATAAATAGAAAGATCAAGAACGATATCTGCATTAAGGGCTGCATCTTCGATTGTCTCATTGATTTCATTAATTTTTTCCTGAGTGGACTTTTCCTTATGGCGGACTGAAACAGGAACACCCACGAAGAAGCCCTGCATGAAGTTAGATACATACTTGGCATAATTGTGCTTGGCCCGGTGATCGGCCTTATCATCTTCTTTCCGTCGGTTGGCTGCAGAGATCGTTGTATTCTCCCCGAGATAATAATCGTCCAAGACAGTGAGCCTTGGACGTTGGTGTTCAATATGATGTTTTAATATAGCAGACAGTTCCTTTGTATTTTGCACCAGCTCTTCTGCAGACTCAAACGTATACTGAATGTTTGCTTCTTTACTGAACCGCCTCTTCTTCCCGGGATTTCCACTCGTACCTTCTCCAAGCTCAAAATTATTAACGTGATTCATGTTCCACCTCCTATAAACCCAATCCTTTTAAAGCATTGTACGTATCGTCTTTCTTTGCTACTCCCAGATGGTATTGCTCCAGGCTGTAACGGAGTGCATCGATAATATGGTTATTTGCATCAACCGGAGTATTCAGCCACTTACCGTCTTTATCCTGATCAAAGGTATAAGTATTAAATTCTTCAATGGTGTGTTCACATGTTGGATGGATGTACACCTTGAATCCTTGAATGAATAATATCCCCTGATTCACGCTGCCTTTCCCTTTGACTGAAGCTCGCATCCTTCGAACACCTTTATTGATTAACTCCTGAATCAAACGACGTTCTGCAGAGTCAGCTGTAATGACTGATTTAAGAAGTCCTTTCCTTACAATCATCTTGTATATGTCTTCGGTTAACATCGCTTTCTCATAATGTTCATCGTAAATCCAAAGCTCTTTCTTCTTAAGGTCTACTACAGAACTCGGCAAAGTCGTTGGATCATTCGTAAATCCAAAGTCCATCCCGTGAGCAGTTTCTTGAATCTCTTTGATTTTTTGTTGTATATCGAAATCAACCACATGGAAGTTATCGAAGACAAGACCTTCTGCTACTCCCCAATCACCATCACAGACTATCCTGGCACGTCTTGGGTTGGTTCGATAAAGATCCTCATACCTGGCACGGTCAACATCATCCAGCCATTCATTCACCCTGAAGGTGGTTGTAATAGCAAACGTATCCTTCTCCCGTGTTTCTTCATCGAAAAAGACCTTCTTAAGCCAATGCCTCTCGGACCACGGGTTAAACGTCACTGTGACTTGCTTAAAGAACCCAGGATCATCATAACTACCACGTATGGATTCAACCACCGTCCGAAACTTGGCTTCCGTTTCGATTTGATATGCTTCTTCAAACCACGCCCAACTTAGGATGCCAACGTCAACAGTGATCGAAGTAATTTTCAGTTCATCATCTAGACCCCTGAACAAGATCTTCTGGCCAGTAGGCATATACGTGATTTCAGGCATCGATTCATTGAACTTAAATAAATGGGCAACCCCTAATTGCGTGGCTGCCCATTTTAAATCAGTATAAGTAGATTGTTTATTGGTGTTCGAATACCGCCGGACAACGAGTAAGTTTGCCCAGGAATACTTCATGATTCGATGGATGAAATTTAATGCAGTCGTTTTTGATTTCTTACTCCCCCGGGATCCTTTAACTACCCGGTAAAATTGCTTGTTGTTCCAGAACCGGTTGTACCCTCCACCTATTTTTTTCTTGATGGAGGTTCTTTTATCTTTAGTCTTCATCAGGTACATCCTCTACAAAGACAGGTGTAATATTCTCTACTTGCTGCTTATCGGTCCACATTACGTAACGCTTACCTAATAACTCTGCTGCTTTCACTCGATCTTTTAGGTAAGTGTCTTTGTCCTCCAGCTGCTGTGCACCTTCCCCTATACCTACTGGAATCTGTTCCGTATGTTCTCCCCTCATCACAGCGGTGAGGAATTGAAGAATCTCGTCTTGTTCTGCGATCGACTCTTTCTTTAGTTCCTCTAAGCGCTCGTCGATATATTCTCTCACGTTAGCTTTTGTTAGCAGCCTACTTCCCGATGCCCTTGCAGCTGCATCCTTTTTCACTTTGGGGTAGGCAAGTTTATATGCAGCCGAAATATTGCCTGATTTCACGTACTCATCTGCAAATCGTCTTTGTTTTTCTGTTATATTCACTTCATCTCACCTGCCACCTCCAGGTATTTATGTTGGTTTTGAAATTGAAAAAGCATCCCAGAGGATGCTTCAGTTTATTTCAATATGACTATCCACAGATGTCCAGTAAACTTCACCAAATGAGTCTTTAATTCTAATATTTATTCAGAACTTATCTTCATTTGCTTCAATAATTTCAAAATGAGATGTAATTTCTCCAGTTTTACCAACTAAGTCTGTTCTTATTATTGTTTGATTATTGAACATGATATTCAACTCCTAGATAATATTAAAAAGCACTCTTCCAAAGAGTGCCCAAAAATATAATGATTATTCTATTCTATTCAATTTGCCTTAAGCGCCTTAATACTCTTCTGTTTTCACTTACTTGAGCAATAACTTGTTCAAAGGCAGTAACTGATTCAGTATCTCTATCTACATTGTTGACAACAAATTTATCAAGTTGATTCCTTGAGACTGTTACATTTTTATCTTCCTCAGGGTCAAAGTATCTTATTTTATCAATGATAGCTTCAGGAGAATGTATTGCTGCAAGAACAAAAGGATTATTATTTAACTCTCCTTCACTTGTGGATTTTATATGCACGGTATCCATATGAGAGTCATCATTATTCCATATACTTAACACGGCTTGATTTATTTGCGAATCCGCAGAAACTTGTTCCCTTAAAATATTTCGGTTATCCAATTTGTTAACAACAATTTCAGTCACTCTATGTGCATTAAATAACCGCAAAAACATTTCATTATCTTCGGGCAGTGTAGTTGGAATGATGTTAAAATTATTTTCAAAAACTTCTTGGAATGCATCATTAAATATAGCTTGAAGTCTAGTTAAGGTTTTACCTGGTTCTAAGTTCCGAGGGGAATATTTTCTATTTTGAACCAAAAAAGCTCTTGTAGAAAAGTCAAACGCAAATATTGTTCGTTCGTAAGGTTCAAATTCTTCCAAATTCCTTAAGGACTTATCTTCGTTTATTCCGTATGCATTAGGTATAAATTCCTCACTAATACTTCCTACCAAGACCCCTCTATCTAATTCTACATCATTATTAATCACATACTTTAGATTCTGCCCTGCATCAAAAAAGTCAAGAGCTCTAAAGTAATCAACTAATTGGTGTTCCCTTTCCTGGTAATTTACTTGTTCGAATAATTGATAAATCTTAAAATCCATCTTTTTACCTCCCTGAGTTTGTTTTCTCAAGAGTTATTTCGACAAAAAGGAAATAATATCCTGCAAAATATTGTCTTTTTTAGTATTATTTTCATAGGAGGTGAGGATTATTGTTAAATAGATTAATTGATGAATTAACTTCGATTTCAAAAAACATAATTGTTGGTGTTACATTAACTTTGCTACTCTTTTTCTTACTTAATACCATTGCAGACAATGCCGAAGTTATTTCCGCCTTAATGTTCAATTTTGGAAAATAGTAAAGAGGACGACCGGCGGATTTCTGCCGCGCCGTCCTGCCTCCTATTTTAATTTGATATTTATCTGCAAATCAAATCTGTTTCTTTTGTGCCATTCGTGCCATTTGACATCTGGTCAACTATAGAATCTCTTATTCTCTTAATGTGAGAGAAAGATAACCCCATATGAAGCCCAATCCAACGATAGCTTTTCCCTTCCAGTAGCCAATGGAGTACTTCAACCTCTCGATCATCATTAATCAAATGCAACTGGTCCTGGATAACAGATAACTTGGCTTTATATTTCTCTATTACATGATGCCTCTTTTCTCTTCTGAGAACTTCTTTATAGACCGGATCACTGGTCATCCCTTGCGCTTTTGGTTGTCCCGCCTCTTCGCCATACTGAGTCGTAATTCCCTCTCCAGCATCGACTAATGATTGACGAAGAATTTTAATTGAATTCATCATCCAGTGATAATCCTTTAAAATCAAAGCTATTTGCTCCTTTTTCATGACTAACAACTCCTTATTATAAATAAAAAAGACACTGATTAAACACTTAGCGCGAGTGTTTGATCAGTGTCCTCCAGTTGGCTGGTAGAACTTATTTATTTTTGGATCATATTTTTCTTTAAATAGAATGAAACTCTGTATGCCAGTTAAAATAAACTTCATTTTCTTCTCTGCAATGAGAACATTCATTAGCAACGATTTCATTAATGTATGATTCAATGATTGAGTTTTTGATTCTTTTTAAAGGCTTAACTTTGCCGTTCAAAACTGCCAAATACCCTTTTTCAAATAACTCGTCACAACCAAACTTACACATTGGTATCACAATATTCTTATAATCGAGCCTCTCCTCATGAGTGCAGTGTGACCTTTTTTTAATATGCGCGGCAACTAAGAACTCTACTGGATACTCCTTATTACATATAGCACAGGTACTTTCTTTTTTATTCTTGAATAGATATCTTCTAAGGAAAGCCTGTTCTTTCCTTGCTTTGCTTTTTCTTTCAACATCTAATGATTCTGAGTTATCAAGAACATCTATTGCATCTTCAAAATCTTCCTCAGAAACATCAGGGAAATATACATTGCTATTAAGCTCAAAAGCTTCTGAAATCAGTGTACTTTTCTCTTCACTTAGGACAGAAAAACCCATAATATTATTATTTGAAGCATAACCTACTAATTTATTTAGCTTAGGAACTGGAATAGCATGTTCTTTTATTTCATCAAGTAAGTATATATATTCCCAAGTTTCTTCATCCGTCTTATACCCCCATAATCCAATTGCCAACTCTCTTGCACGAAACTTATATGTAACCACCCCTGATGCAAAAATCTTTTTGTTGCCAGAAAATAATGTTATGTCTCCAGAATCTATTTTATCCCACTTACTAACATTTACATTGTTTTTACCTGGTGTTACTCCCCAAACTGGTACAAGCCCATCTATATATATTTCTTTCAAATACGCTTTATGATCATCATTATCTATGTAAGAAAGTACTTTATTAAGGTCCACCTGTCTAGTGATAGTATTATTGAAGTTTTCTCTTCCTATCGGATTACCTGATGGTTGTAATATTACTTGAGTCACTTGTATTCCCCCCATAATTTTCAACAACTAAATAATAAATTCTTTAATTTTTGTGTCTTTTGGAAGTCTGCCTGGATGTCTGGGAAAACCATACCGATTTGTACCCAAACAATATAATTTTTGGTCTCTAAGTAGAGTAAGAACTTTATGGTTCATGTGAAACCAAGCACCTTCCTCTCCCCAAGCAACAACAACCTTCTTTGATTGTTTTATTACATTTAATATATGCCCCTCATTCTCATCAACTGTTCTCGTTTCATCCAGTAAGAGATTTTGAGGTCTTGGTGTAATTTTAGAAAAAAGGTTAATTATTGAGATCGAGCCATAGTCATCTCTTTTTGCAAAATGAATACATTTGTCTACTGTCGGATCACATATGTCATTAGAGGCTATACTTGGATTTAGAAGTACAAATGTCATTAGAGGTTTTGTGCTGTCCCAGATGCAATCAAGTACAAATCTATGCTTGCCACATTTACTAAAAACAGTACTTACATTTTCATCTATTGTCCATGGTCTACCCCTCATAAAAATCGCCCCTAACTTTTCTAGGAAATGCTTTATAACTAATTGTTTCTTTATGTAATTTAATTACTTGCTATAATTTTATTTCTTTCAATATGCTCTTTTAATTCTTGAAGTCCAGGATATGAGTGATCATTTTCTTCTTTTCTTTCAAATTCTCGAATTACCATTTTTAAAAAGTTAAATCTTCTCTGTCGATAATTGACTCTATTAGAATTAACCAAATCTCTAAGTACCTTTATTTCAATTTCAGGAAGAAAATTTTCATACAAATAAAAATCATATTTCATAAACTCTATAGATAGGGGATATCCTATTTCATCTGCAACTAAGTACCAAATTGCATATAATTTTTGAGTTCTAATAATATTTTTGTACATCGAGTCCTTTTTAGGATTTTTTTGTTGCAATATTTCTATAACATAATCAAGATACCAAAAAAGAAAAACAAGAGTATTACTTTCCTTTGACCACCCTCTATAGTCTGCATAGTAATTCATTTTGTTAATTTCGTAATAACTTGATAAAAGTCTCATGTTTCCGTAACTAACTTTTTCAGATATATTATTCAGTAATTTATTTACATCTACTTTTTGGTCGATATGGTCTTCGCGAAATGCAGTAGAGGTTTCATAAAAAAATAAAACATCAGAAACAAATGGATATATAAATTCTTGATAAATTTCATCTTGTCTTTTTTTATTTTCTCTTTGGTTATTAAAGTGATGCGACAAATATTGGGCTCCAACAGCTGCTAATAAGGCAACAGATGCTGTAATGATCGCTGGAATATATGCTTCATTCAAAACTCTTCCCCCTCGTCAAACTTAACCCGTTTCACTTTGCCCTGGTGAGTAACAATCTTCGTTTCTCCATGAGTCGGCAACTCTGCAATCTTCGCCTTTCCATGACACACCACCACAGCAAAACTTCCTTCTTTATCCATTATATCAATTTCTAGTTTTAAAGTACTAGGGTTAATTTCCAAGTTTGATAGTCTCACCAAGATCCCTCCTATGTTATAATTAAGTTGGCCGGCCGGGGGAGATCCTGGCTTTTAATATGTTTAAATATTGAGGTGTAAAAATGGATTTTAAAACCTGTAGAGAAGAGATACTTTACACAGTAAAACAGTTAGCAAATTCAAAAGGCGAATTTACAGTAAAAGAAGTTATTGATCGAATGAAGCAGAATAATACTATTTACAAAGAGAGCACTATAACTACGCACATCTCTTCAAAATGCTGCATTAACTCACCTAAGCATCATGGAACCATACATAACGATTTTGAGCGCATTAAACCTGGTTTATACAGATTAGTCAGGAATTAGATTTCAGTAATTGGCACCACCATAATCTCAATCCGCGGTGTCTCGCTGTACCATTTACTGGCCAATAACTCTACAATCTGGCTATCATCCCTCCAGAGAACCCCATTACAAGCGTCCTTGATGCCTTTCACGTAATTATCTACATCCGGCTTTGTGGTTGGCCTTAATTCTCCACTCTCTGCAGCTGCATGTTTCTTATTACTAAAGCTCTTTAGCGATGGTTTAAACACCCTGATAAACAACTGTAGTGGCCCTTCCAGTGGCTTCTCCGGTCTATGTTCTGCCGCCACAAGCTTCACATATTTCTTAAAGTCCTTTGACTTCTTAGGATCATATGCTTTAACCATTCCGCCCTTAGAACTGAACCGCGGCCGGCCCTGGGCCACAGGAGTGCCGTATACAGTAAAATTGATCATCTCCATGCTTCCCTTCCCCCTTCTCTTCCTCGGTAATGATTCGACTGGGTAATAGCAGCGAGAGCAAGCTCATGCCTTAAATCATAATAATTCAAGTCGTAGATGCTTTCCCCTGTTCGTGCCCTGGTAACACCCAAGGCTAACAGATCATCAATCATGACCTGCGCCTCGGCATTCTGTTTCTGTTTTACCATGTTATACAAAACACCCAATCGATCACCCCCTCCTGTAGGCCAATAATTCAGCCTGCAGCTTTTCTTTTTCTTTCTCGAAGTCATAGTCATCCGATCCACCGGCAGGAGCATCCTGGCTTGATTTAGACTCCTCGAACCAATCGGGCAACATTTCCTTTCGGATCGGCCGTACTTTCCCGCCGGTTCGTTTAGGCGGTCGTTGAGACTTATGCTCTTTGTATTGTTTCTGCTCAGCCTTACACTGCTCCACCGTCCTAATCCCTTTCTGGGACCAGTTTCTAAGGATGGCCTCAACGTACCCCCATTTCTTTGTCCCCTGCTCTACCGCAATTTTCATGGCTTCCAAGACTAGCCCCTCAGAAAGATCATCACACCAGCCGACAATCTTTTGGGGTATATAGCCCCCTAACACACCAAACCCTTCTTGTTCGTAAAACTGAAATGGATTGGGAGACACACGCGCATCTTCTCCTACATCATCTTTTAGTTTCGTTTTGTTTTGTTTATGTTTAGGTATGGTCAACCGTTGGTCATCGGATTGGTATCCAGATTGGTATATGGATTGGGTATCGGATTGGTATAGCGATTGGTCAACTGAGTTGACCAATGACTTTACCTTATAGATTGGCGCCTTACCTTTTTTGCCTTTTTCATATTCAATCAGTTCGTTCTCGATAAGCTTTATTCGAGCATTGACCAGCCCTTGCTTTGAAAGGCCAGTCAATTTCTCTACTGTGGAGTTGGGCGCATTGAATCGTTCTTTCCAGCCAGCCATATTGTTTATAGCCATCAGTGTGTGCCATAACGCAATTGCGCTGGTATTAAGATCGTTCAGCAGCAGCCAATCCTTAAAAGCTTTGAGTTCCTTTAGGTAATTCAAACTATCACCCTCTTAAGCTTGTTTAACATATGAAATGGCAGCTTCAATGGATTCCCTGTCTTCCCCATTCGTTGCATCCTGTAAGGCCGTCTCGAGCCAGGTAAGTGTATTCTGTTTGGTCACATCCGTTTGATACGGTCTGAAGATGATTCCTCCGTGGCCAATAAACATTTCTAATGGTGTTCCGGTGTGTAAGCCTTGGGTTCTCCTAACTTCCTTTGGAATAACGACTCTCCCTAATTCATCGATCTTTCTTACGATTCCAGTTGCTTTCATGCTTGCTCTTCCTTTCTATCGCATATTGCTTTTCCGTTTTGTATCCCTCGCACATGGTAGTGCGGATATCTCTTCATATACTGCAGAACTAACGCTTTTAGTTCTTCCTTACTTTGAGCCTTCTCCCAGATCCATGCCGGGAGAAGGACTTTGTAAGGAATCTCCTGGTTAATCAAAACTCATGTCCATGGCGTCTTGTGCTGTATCTTTCTTGTTTTTTTTTGGTGACGATTTTTCTTTCTTATCCTCAGCCGGCTGTTCTTCCGGGAGATCATAGTCAATGGTGTTGTCATCATCTTCAGGTGTAATGTCTTTCATTTCACGCTCATCGCTTGGTTCATTCTCTTCGATGACAGCCTTCTGCATTTCGACTGAAAGGATGCCCCATTTTGATAGAAGATTTTTCAGCACCGTCTTCATGGCCATGGCGTCCCAATCATTCTTCCATCCGAAATCTGATTTACTAAACTTCTTCCGGTGCTTCTCGACTGAATCTTTGGTCCAGTAAACCGTCTTCCTGAAACCATTCAATAATTCAAAATAGGCTGCGTAACCTATAACCACTTCCGACTCCCTTTGCTCAAAATCGATATCAATGTCTTCAGTGAGAGGGTTCCATTTGATCAGCTCCCCCTCGTGGATGGGAGTTACGTTAATATACCGATACTGTCCGGTTCTAAGGGCTAACTGAATGTAACCTTTATATCCGAGTTGGAACTGTGCTTTGCCCCCATACGGGACAATCCATGCATACCCTAAGTTCTTATCTACCGGAAGGTCCAGAGTGGCCGCGATCATCGCTGAAGAGATAACCGACATAGGCTCTGCTTTCTGCAGCATCTTTTCGCTGTTATAAAGGCTTAAGATCGAGGCGGTAAACTGTGTGGCTCGTTTACTCAAGACCTCTTCAAATCGTTTGATTACCGATGGACTCGCCAGCAGCCCTTTCATCGTGGCCCCCTGTGTTGAAGGGGCCTGTGCATTCTTATTTGCTAACTGATTTTTGAGTGATTGATTGGTGGCCATTATTTAGCCTCCTTAATATCAAATCGTCTGTAGGAGCTCTTTTTGATGACTTCCTGATAGATATTAGGAAACTTCTCTTTTAGTAGTTTCGTATCCACTCGGTTGGATTCAATTGGCTTCCAGGCTACTTCGTAATTGGAGCAGAATCCTAACTCGGCTTCTTTCAGTTCGTGCTGCAGATCATGTTGGATATGTTTCTTTTGCTTTTCGAGTTCACTGATTGTTTTCTTTAGGTCGAAGTATTGAAGGATCCGATTCTTGTGAGTTCCTTTAAGTTCAACCGTCTTTCCTTTTTCTGCAGCTGAATATTTTTCTTTCAGATACTTTTCAGCTGCACTGGATCCGTCTAATGCCGGCGGGTTTCCTTCGATCACATGGTACTGCCAGAAATGTTTTTCTGCTTCAAAGATGATATTGATCAGTTCCTCGTCGCGTTCGACTTCCTTGCAGATAAACTTGTTTCCACCTATCAGTACCGCGATGTATGCTTTCGGGTAGCCTAGTACCCCTAAATAGTGCTGCACCTGTACCAGGTAAGACTCCGGTATCTCTTCACTCTCCCATTCCTTGAGTAAAAACTGGTTGGCTGTTTTACATTCCAGGAGAGCATCTTCCCCAACCACCTTACGATCGATGTTCGCGATAATAAAATAATGGTCAGGATGCTGCAGGATGGCATTTCGTTTACGTACTTTCTTACCCATACGTACCTCGAATTCTTTTGCGACCATATCCTCGAATAAGTTTCCAAAATAGGCTGCTTCGCTTGAGGACTCGTCAACATCAACTTGTCCAGTCTTCTCAAGCCATAATTCAAAAGGTGTTTTATATTTGTTAAGTCCAAGGATGATGGAGGCGTCCGATCCTCCAATTCCTTTTCTTCTCATTTCCAGCCATTCATTACGTTCCATATCTGTTGTAGTAGCTAATACAGAAACCATAATTTCCCCTCCGATTGATTTTATTTTCAAAGTGCTTTAGAATGGTATAAACTTTTTCTTTTTGAGGTTGACCCCTCTTTCTTAAAAGACCCGTGTGCCAGCATGGGTCTTTTATTCTGCCGTTGTGAAATGGAACTTGCATTTCTCTATTAAGTAATCCTCTAAATTGTCTTCTAAAATGACCTCTCCGTTGTCTGGATCAATCACGATTGAATCTCCTGCTAGGATCTCTTCTCCAAAGAAATCGATTCCGTTATGTTCTGGTTGAGAAACCATATTGGGATAACCGTGTTTTTCGATTTGGCTGATGACCGGATGTTGAAGCATTTTGTTTCACCTCCTTAAAATGGTTAATGCATGAAAGTTGCATTATCGACCTTGCAAATTATATAATTCTAATTGCGCATAAAATAGTGAGATGCAGTAAGCTCTGGTGACAGCCTTAGCTTGCTGCTTTTTTACTTTTGTCTCTAAGTAAGAGCGACTTTTCAAATGGAGTAAGCCTTAACCATTCCCCTGCTTTAATTTTCAATTCATTCACTCCTTCCTATCTTCGTTTCAGCATTACATTCACGAATGTTTGAGTAATGTACTCGAGTTCATCCTGCTTTACTTTCTTTTCTGCTAATCTATCAAGCTCCCTTATTGAGTTGAGTAAATCAACTGTCGAAAGCATGGCTTCTTTATATTTCTCTCCCTGAATGTTTTCTTCTACTGCTTGTAGAGCGTTCCAGGTCCCGCGTTGGTGTTGTGCTGCCTTTCGAAAATCTTCCTTTAGAAATGTTTGGTTGCTCACTTCTGTAACCTCCTTGCTTTTAGGGTCAGTCTCCATTGCTTGAATATCTGTACCATGGAGAACCGATATTCTTTCGTAATCAGAGCGACAAGGTTGATCATGCTTGCTGCAGCATCCAATACTTCGAATACTACTCTTTTCATTTCTTCTCGCTCTGATTCGGTTTGAGCTTGTACCGGTTTGAACCAACAAGCTCTTTCCAAGTGATCTAATGCCTCAGTTGATTCTCGTTTGACCAGGAGCATCATGGATGTTGGATGATGTTCTATAAATTCTCCGTTCAGATACGGGATTGATACATCACCGGCTGATTCGTTCCATCTAACGAAGTAATACTCTTCATCATCAATGGCCTCGGCTGTAATCGATCGCAGATCTTTCGGAAAGCCTTGCCTGCCAGTTTCATACTTGGCAATGCTTTCTCTTGAAATTGGAAGCTTAAACGATAGTTGTTGCTGCGTTAATCCCTGACGCTTTCTCGCACTAGCAAGCTCCTCCCCTTCCTTTACTTTCATAAGGGTAGCTCCTCTCTTTACCTATATATGGATTTCAATGTTCAGGCTTATTTCATAAAATGAAGTTAACTTACTTTCTCAGATTTCTTTTTACGCTCTTCGAGGATTCTTGGGACAGAAGTTTTTAAGAAGTAGCGTAGGATTTTTTTGATTGTTTCGTCTGATGGCTGGTTCATTTAGATCACCTCCTTTTCATTACTTTGTCTTAGATCAAAAATAACGGAATCCGTTAGTTCATCATCAAAAAAAATACTTGGATCTACATTTAGTACCCTTCCTATTGTTTTAAGACGTTCTACATCTAGTCTTACTGAACCTGCTGCTATATGTCTGTAACCTTGTAGTGATAGCTCAATCTTGTTAGCTAAAAATGTCTTAGTTACTCCTTTGGCAATTCGTATTTTCTCTACATTTGTATGAATCAAATTATCACCTCCTTAAAACTAACGTTATCCGTTAATAACAATATACTAACCAATTCCGTTAGTGTCAACTGTTTTTATAAAATTATTCTCAATTTCCGTTAGTTTTCTATCGAAATACGTTAGTTCCTGTTATTATTAATAAAAATAAACTGATACTAGGGTGAAGCAATATGACTATTGGTCGCCGAATAAAAGAATTAAGAAAAAGAAAAGGTTATACTCAAAGACAATTAGCAGAAAGAGTAAAAGTCTCTTCTCAAGTCATTTCAAATTGGGAAAGAGAATATACTACTCCTGATTCAAGTGATGTAGCTCGTTTAGCTAATGTTCTTGAAGTATCAACTGATGTGCTCATAAATGAAAAGTTGAATAGCAGTAATGAAAAGTCAGATTCTTTATCAGAAATAAACAAACTCGTTAAAGAATACGGCATAGAACAATTTGGTTTCTTTGATATTGAGAAGTGGAAGGATCTTTCCCAGGAGGACATTGAAGAGATTAAGAAGCATTTTGAGTATGTAGTATTTCAGGCAAAGCAGAGGAATAAAGATAATTAA